AGTTCTGGCCAGCAGATTGGTTTGCGCTGCGCCCGTAACGCACAGGTGAACGCCAAGGGGATCGCGCCACGCAACCAGGTGATCGCAGGCAGTGATTACGCGCTGAGCGGTACCAACATCACCCAGATGTACGAAGTCGGTGATGACGACCTGGAGCTGTTGGCAGAAAACCAGATCAACCCGTGCATTTTCAAGGACTACTCCACCGGTTCGATTTACGCGTGGGTGGATTCCCTGACCGGCGCCCAAACCATCGGCGCCAGCAAGCTGATGGCAGTAGCGGAAATGTCGACGTTCATCGACGACAAGGTGGCGGCATACCTGCAAACCACGCTGCAAAAGCCAATGGCCAAGGCCATCACTATGACCACGCGCTTCCTCGGCACGCTTTGCAAGGCCGTAGAGTCTGCGGGTTGGCTCAACCCAACCGCTGAACTGAATGGCGCTGCTTGGGAGGCTCAGGTGAGCCGTGCTGAAGATGATCCGTACGCGACCATGGTGGCGGATTACGACCTTTGCTACGACGGTACCAACCGTGTAGCGCGTGCCCAACAAACCATCGTCCGTCAAAGTTAAGGAGACCGACATGAACATCACGAGTGACATCCTGAAGCGCACTGCCAGCATCGCGGCGGCGGTTCACCTGGCTGCCGTTGGTAACAGCCAGCAGCAACAGCAGCAACAGAACGCAAACATGCTCGACAATGCCAACAAGGGCGCTGGCGACGTTCCTGATATCGTCTACACCGAGGACATGCGCCTGGACGCCACTCGCGTGATTGCGGAGTGGGCGCAAAGCGATGACCTCGACAAGGATGAGGGTTACGGCGATCGCCTGCTGGCGCTGATCGTGGGTACCGCTGCGCACAGCGATCAAGACCTGACCGAAGATGAAGTTGAATACGCAGGCATGGTCGCCGAGCTGGTGGGCGATTACCTGGAAGACAAGGGCATTTCCGCTGATGATATCGACGCTCTTATCAGTGACGCAAGCTTTGACAACGACATTGCCGAGCGTGTGCATGAAGCGCTTCTGGACAAATTGCCGAATGGCGAAGAGGCCATGCTCGATGACGCCAACCGTTTCGTAGACGGCGGTGATGACGACAGCATGCTGGATGCCACCTACCGCAAAAAGATCGTTATCCGCGGTGGCAAGAAGGTGCGCATGAACAAGCGTATCGCTGGCAACGTGCGATTGAACGCTGCCCAGAAGGCCGCTGTGCGCAAGATGCAGCGCAAGGCGTTCACTGGCGGCGCCAAAATCAAGCGTGCCAAGTCGATGCGTCTGCGTCGCAAAATGGGCCTGTAACACATGGCTGACTTCAGCTTTGACAGCGCCGGGCAACTGGCGTCGAGTTCTCTCAAGGGTGTGACCAGCACTGTTGCCGGGAGTACTTCGAACAAACTGCTGGGGTCAGCTGCTGGTGCTGCTGGACGGGTAGGGGGTGGCCTTATCACTGGCGCGGTATCTCAGGTGGAAAACCAAGTTTCCAGCCTGGTCGGTGGTAAGGAAAACCTCAGCCTTCTGGTGAGCGGCGCGAACAAAACGTATGACACGGTGACCGGCACCGTCTCGGCCTTGTGGAACGGTGAAACCACCTTTTCAGAAATTGGCGAGAAAATCACCGGCTCAGTTTCTGACCTTCTGGACGGCGATGTGTCCGGCCAGGCTATGGGTGATGCGTTTGATTCACTGCTGGGATTGGGCCTCAAAGTATCCAGCAACGACTTGGGCAGCGACTGGGGCTCGTTGTCGCCCCTGCTGATGGCGCGGCTGTTTGTGTGCGACTCCAAGGGGGTTGCCGACGTCAATGAGTACCAAGGCGTCTACGGCGCAATGGAGGACGGTTCGTTAGAAGCCACGTTCAACTGGCAAAGCCCTTTCGAGAACATGGGGCCAGAAACTAAGGCTCCGGCGCTGACCGCGATGATTCAAAGCGGCTCGCTGGTACCGGTGCTCAACGCCTTGCAGGCTGTAAACCCTGACCCCAGCGGCAAGATCGGTGGCCTGCTCGATGCTGGCGCTGACAAGCTCAAGGCGGCGGTGCACGAGCTGGAAGGGCGCACCGGCATGACCAAGCTCAATTCGCGCCAGGTGTTCAGCGGTATGCCCCCGGTAAGGATCAACTTCAGCATGATGTTCCGAGCGACAACAGACGCGGCCAAAGAGGTCGAGGCGCCGTTGCAGCGGCTGATGGAGTGGGTATTCCCTCAGCAGCTGGCCGAAGAGGGCATTTTGTCGGAAGTGCTGCAAACCACGACCAACGTCGATAGCTTCATCAAGGCTCTTTTTCCGTCTCTAACTCCCAAGCTGCTGGCGTTTACCTACGCCGGACGCACTGCATCGCCGATGGTGGTGGAGTCGATCAGCTATCCCCTGTCAGGCCCCAAGGATTCGAAGGGTAACTTTACCAACCTCACAGTGCAGGTGAGCCTGGCCACGCTGACCGCGCTGGACCGCCCAGATATCAAGAGGTTCTTTGCCAAGTAGGCGCCGCAACCGTGCAAACCCCGCCCTGGAGCGGGGTTTTTTCTGTCAGATCATTACCCGGCATTCACTAATTTAGGGGCGTCACGATGACGGTCAACAGCCATGCCGTGCTCTCTAGCACGTTTCAAAACACTCAAGACCTGGGGCGCAAGGCATCGACCGCCGACGCGGTGCTGGTCATCAACGGCTTTGAAGATATCCAGCTGCTGTGCAAACAGTTCCCCTGGCCTGTAGCCACGGTCAAGGACGCCATGGAGTACTTCGGCCCAAACGGCCAGGCGATGGCACAACCCACCAACACCAAGACGAAGTTTGAAGGTCCGGTTGCGTTCTACGAAGTGGTTGCGGGCACTGTTGGCAAGAACTTCAAGAAGATGATCGAGGGTGGCGCGGTGTTCGATGCGACGGCCTACATGGGCCGTCCAGAGGATCACACCGGCAAGGAAGACATTACTGGTGCGTTCCTGGTAATGGATACTCCAGACCGTGACTGGGAGAACGATACACCGCTGCTGTTCGCGGGCACGCTTCACTTCCATTGGTTCGCCAACCAGTAAGGGCCTGACATGAAGCTCAGCGAACTCGTCGCCCAGTACCTGGCGGTATTGCCGATAGGCTGCTTGTTGACCGAAGAGCAGGTGGAGCGCCACCTGCTGACGGCAACTCGGCATTACCTGGGCCTTGCCGATCTGAAAAGCGGCGACACGCTGGGCGCAAATGCCTTGATCGGTTCTGATGACGCCCAAGATGTTGACCTGACCCACAGTGAGCTTGAGCTGATCAGGCCACTCTGGGAGCTGTACATGGAAAAGGAAAACAGCATGGCGCTGGAGGCTTCGCGGTCGCAAGGCGCCGACGTCTGGGGGCGTTCAGTTGCGGAGGTCGAGGTGAGCATTCAAATGTATGTGGACCGGTTGCCGATGCTGTCCTTCACATCCGACTTTGTGACGATCTAATGGCCAGCATTTTTGAACGCCTGGGCTACCAGGCCGCTGGCAAGGCCGCCAACGCCATCGGCAGCGGATCGGCTAAGACAAACAAGTTTTTCAAGGCTGCCGGTAACCTGCTAAACGGCAACCTATCCAGTTTGGCCAATGGCCTGATGGATGACTATTTTGGCCCCTCGACCTATGACAGCGGCAACGTGGCGCTGGCGGGTGTTGGCTGGGGAACACTGCTATCCCTGTACCAGGAATCACAAGGAGTCGCGCGTGAGCGCTCCAATCTTTGGCACATCCTAGTGGAGCCGATCGGGAAAATTTACGCGCCGCGCGTGAACCTGCTGGCCACCGAGGTCAGCTACAACAGCGTGCAGCTGGGGTACGAACCCAAAAAAATCGGCTCTGGTTTCACTCAGGTTCCTGCTGGCGCCGATCCTATTGAGCTGACGCTGACCTGTTACGACGTGAACGGCGAAATTAAGCAGTGGTTTGAGCAGCTTAAACGCCAGCACGCCCACCCGGATGGCACGTTTGGGCTACCAGGGGACTACGCCAACACCTTCACGATCACCCACGGCGCCATTGAAGAGGGTAGGGGTTATTCCAGTCCGCCCATGGTGCTGGTACCTGTCAGTTGCCAGGTCTCGCAAAACCGAGCGATCGAAGAATTCTCCGCGCTCAACCTCACTTTCACACAATACGAATCGTTCGGGGCTCTATGAAGTCAATCCAGCCTGTCCACACGCTCAGAATCTCTGTACAGCCGCGCGAACTTACGATTGGCCAGGTGCAGGAACTGTGTGCAATCCCGTATCGCTTTGATCAGCGTACTGTCACGGCCTTCTTGCGGGCTGCCTGCGAGCCGATTCCGCGCGCCGGGGGCAAACCTCAGGTAGTCGATCCGCTGTTGTGGTCCGTGAACGAGCGGATGAACGTCACCATCTTCTATCTGGCGGCCATGCTGGAGGACGGACCAGACTTCCAGCTGGGTAATGGCCATCTGCACGACTACCTGCTGTCAGGCGCCGACTACGTGGCGTCGGTGCCATTCGACTACCGTGATGAACCCATGCTTTGTACGCCGCTGCACGGATACCAGGCTGAAGCTATCGAGACCCTTATCGAGACCGGTGTACTGCCGAAAACGTACTTCAGTTGGCAGCTGGGGGTCATTGCCGCGTGTGTTTGGGGCGCGGATGAGGAACAGGCACCGTATAGCGACCCGGCGTCCTACGGGAAGGTGCTTCAAGAGCGAATAGGCGACCTTCGAAACATGCCTGAAACGGGATTTGTTGACCTGTTCGACGCCTACAGTGAAGCGTCCCTTCAGCTTCAGCATTTTGTTCATGCGGTGTTCAACGGGCAGGGCGTTGTAGCGGCGCAAATTACTGAGCCGGACGAAGCAACGGGGGTGCCTGAGCTGGGTTATGCCCGATTTCACCCCCGTACCGGAATCAGCGAAGGGGCGCGTCAGCTCTTGGAAGCAATTGACGAACACCAAAGCTGACCTGGCGCTGTACTTCGGCCAGGACCTGCTGACGGCAGGGCGCATCACCCCCAGTGAGGCGACTGAGCTTTTCGAGTGCACAAGTTTTCAGAACTGGAAAAAGAGCCAGGAAAACCAGGCAAAGGGCGTGTCGGCGGTCATTGGAGCCATCAACAACGTCATCAAAGGCCTGAACATGCTCGGCAAGGTTTTGACCGCCAAAAGAGGCCGATAAGCACGCAAACCCCCGCCAAAAAGCACCCCATTGCCATCGGAAAATGATGGCCATGTGCTTATAGGCAGGAACAGGGTTATGTCGGCGCCAACACCAGAACATCCGGTGATGAAGCGAGTGATGAATGCGGCGCAAGTGCTGTGCATCACCTTCATCTGCTGGCTTGGTAACAACATCGGGTCTTCCGTTAACAGCTTCAGTTCAAAGCTGGATTCGGTTGTTACATCGATCGCTGCGCTCTCTACAGAGCAGATGATGCAAAAGCGCGAAGTCGGCGCGCTCACGCAGCTGGTGGGCGAGACAGTCACCAGGGTGAACACCCAGGACAAGGTGCTGTTGCGGCTGACCTTCCAGGTAGAGCAGCTGGAAAAGGAACGCGCCCATGGCCGGTAACGACTTGGTGTCCCTTGCTCAGCTTCAGGCGCTGTGTACTGCCGCCAAAGGGCGAGAGGCCTGCGGCCAGTACCTAGCGCCACTCAATGCAGCTATGCAGCGCTACCAGATCAACACGCACGTACGAATTGCCGCGTTCCTGGCCCAGATCGCCCACGAATCGCAGGAATTCACCCGTGTAACCGAAAACCTCAACTACAGCGCCGACGGCCTGGCCAACACCTGGCCAAGCCGCTTCGGGACGCTTGTGCGCCAGGGCAAGTACCTGAAGGTTGAGCTTCGGGGGCTGATGCGCATTGTGCCCAACGAGCTGGGGCTGAAGCTGGCCAACAAGCCCGAAGCTATCGCCAACAGCGCCTATGCCAATCGTTTCGGCAATGGCGATGAGGCGAGCGGGGACGGCTGGCGTTACCGGGGGGCGGGCCTTAAGCAGCTGACCTTTGCGGCGAACCACGCGGAATTCGGCAAGGCGATCGGCATGGCGCTGGCCAAGGTGCCTGACTACCTGCGCACCCCTGAAGGCGCGGCGCTATCGGCGGCCTGGTTTTGGTCAACTCGAAAGCTCAACCAGTTGGCTGACGTTGGCAAATTCACGCAAATCACTGAAGTCATCAACGGCGGGCAGACCGGGGCCGAGTCGCGCCAGGCGTACCTGGTGCGAGCCCAGAAGGCGCTCGGCGCATGAACACCTTCCTGCGCTGGATGGGCAGATTCGTCGAAGAGGGCACCACCGGCAGGCCGTCCGTGAAGCGCTTAGGTTTCGCGCTTTGCATCACGGTGCTGTCGGCGGTCATCGGCGTATTCGGCGGCGTCATGGGTGGCGTTGCCTGGATGGCAAACGGCAGCCCTCAAGCCATCGAGCTGGTGCGGATTATCGCCAGTTCGCTGGAAGTCATTTCAGGGATGGTACTCACCGCTGTCACCACCGGCTATGTGGCCGGTAAGGCAGTCGAGCGCCCCCGCAAAGATTCGCAACTCCGCGAAGAGGCCGATCGGCCATAACACTTGGCGCCGCTGGCGCTGGAGGTAGCAATGTTGAAGCGTAAAGTGCTGTTGGTGGGCATGTTGGGTATGTTGGCTGTAGCGGCGGTGGGTTGTTCGGTGCTCAAGAGTACTGCCCAGGTCGCTTACACCGTGGGTTCCACCGCTGTCACCGATTACTGCGCGCTCCCGGCGTCGACCCGTGCCATTGGCCAGCTGGTGCTGGTCGGCAAGGTGTACAACTCCGGTGTGTGTGATGTGATTGCCGGTGACGTCGACCTGCAACAGCAGCTGGCCACGGCAACTGCCGCACAAATCAATGCTCTGATCACCGCGCGCGTGGAAAAAGAGTTGGCTGCGGGCAATATCGACCAAGCTACGGCTGACATCATCTTGGCGAGTGGTGCGACCTATAGCGCGGCCCTGGTGCAAGCGATCACGACCACCACCACGGCCACTAAAACCGAGAAGGCTGCGGCGATCGTCACGGAAGCCGCTGACGTGACCCTCATTGTGCCCACGACCACCCCGACGGCAACAGCCGAACCCGAGGTGGCCACGCCTGCTGTAGACGCGAAGGCCGCCTGACTATGGCCATGCCGGTAGTGACTGGATCGGTTGGGCCTCTTTCCAAGATTGGCCCGCGCAACTGGGGATTTACTGGCGAGCTGTTGTTGCGTGCCTGTCGTGCCCATGATTCGAATGAGTTGTGGTCACTGCTGGAGCAACTGAGCTTCACCGATCGCAAGGGACGAACGTTCACGGCCCCCAAGGGCATGGTGACAGACCTGGCCAGCATCCCGGCAGTGTTCAAGACGCTTTTCGCCGGGATCGATCATCGGCTGGCCGGTGCCATCCATGACGCGCTCTATCTGTTCGCAATGAACTACCGGTTGACTCGTGTGGAATGCGATCAGCTGTTTGGTGAAATGTGCGAATGCTTGGGGGCGAGTGGCGTCTTGAAGTGGATGGCGGAAACCGGCCTGAGGGTGGGCGGGTGGCACAGCTGGGAAGAGTGCAGGACGCTGGGGGTGCGTTGGGGGGACTTCGATACGTCGAGGCTCAGCGCTCAGGAAATTAGCGATTACCGGCTGCTGTATGACCTGGACCGATTCGCATCGTGAAGGGGTAACGTGCACCTGGCGGATGTTGGCCACCGCCAGGTGCGCGTGCTGTTACTGCAACGAGAAGCCTTCTGAAGCGCTCCGATTGGCCATGATCGGATTCTGCGGCCTTACACGATCCATTGCGAACTTGCCCCAGCGGGCCATCAATGGACGTCTCTTTTCCAGCTGATCACCGCGCACATAGGCCCTTGAGGTCGCGTTGCCCACGGTGTGTGCCAGCGATATCTCACACAGCTCAAATGAGAACTGCGTTTTCTCTTCTGCCCAGGTGCGGAAGGTTGCCCTGAAGCCATGCGGTGTGCACTTGCCGCCCAGGCGCCTTACCAGTCGACGCAGCGCGTTGTCGGCGAGCATTTCAGTGGTGCGGGGCCCAGGAAATACCAGTTCGCTGCGGCCACGTGTGCCGACATCCCGGAGTACTTGAATGGCTTCTTCGCTAAGCGGCACGCGGTGCTCTTTGCGTTTCATCCGCTCTTCAGGAATCGTCCAGACACGATTTATCATGTCGATTTCATCCCAGCGGGCGCCCATTGCTTCACTTGTCCGGCAGGCGGTCAGGATCAGAAACTGAAGGCAGCGCGCTGTTCTGGAGTCTTCACCTTCAAGCAGGCGCATGAATATCGGCAGCTCAGTGAAGTCCATGCTGTCCATCGGCGCCGGTTCCGTCTGGTTGTTCGGCATGATGTTCTGAAGGTGTCCTTTCCAGCGTGCTGGGTTGTCTGCTGTGAAGCGTTCGTGCGCCTTGGCATGGTCAATCACCCGCTCCAACCGGTTGCGGATGCGCAGAGCAGTCACCTCCTTTTCCTTCCAGATCGGGTCAAGCACGCTCACGATGTGCTTTGTCTCGATCTTGGCGATCGGCACGGTTCCGATTTTTGGAAAAACGTGTTCGGTCAGCGAGTTAAGCCATTGGGTGGCGTGCTTTTGGGACCAACCAGCTCTGTGACGCTCAATAAAAGTCAGTGCTTCATCTTGTAATGTGACTGCCGCAATTGCCGCTTCCTTGCGGTGCCCCAGTGGATCAATCCCTTGATTAATTAGAACGCGATGTTCCGTGGCCTTCTTGCGTGCATCAGCCAGACTCGTTTCTGGGAAGGATCCCAGCCCGATGTCGTGACGTTCATTATTTACTTGATAGCGCAGAGTCCACGACTTGGTGCCGGTGGGTCTGACCTTTAGACTCAGTCCGTGCTTATCTTGATAGACACCGGGCTGCGTTATCTTCTCGATAACCTTCTGAGAGAGCGACATAGTTTTCGACCTTTTTGCAGGGTGTAACTGGTTGGGTTCGCATTGCTTGCTGCTTCCATTCTCGGACTGCGCGACAGGGTTTGTGAGGGTTTCACAGTCCGTACTTCATTAGGTAAATGTTGCTCAGATTTTAACGAAAGCTCCGAGGATAGGGTATCCCCGGCGGTTTAAGGCTACAGGCCTTGTGTAATAAGGCTTTGCGTCAGATAGCAAAATAGCCCGCCCCACACTTGGCCCCACACCCGATAAGGTATCAACTGAGGGGCCAAGTTCCAATAGCGCCCCAGTTTTTGGACGAACGGTAGTTGTCAATTGCGACCTTCGTCAAGTTTCGGGTATTTGGCGTAACAGGCTGAATTGTCAGGGGATGCCGTGACAGAATTACCGTGTTGAGATACAGAATCAGTTGTGAGAAATATTTTCAGTGCTGGCGCCGCATCCACGAGCAGGCATAGCGCTGTTGTGGTGATGATCAGCGACAAGATGCTGCTGGCGCTACGTACGCGCTTACGGGTGGCTGGATTTGTGTGCTCATAGGCCCTCGCCAGCCATACAACGTGGATTAATAGAGCGAAAAGTATCGCAATTGCCATCGTTCAGCCCTTAAAAGTGAACTCAATAAGCCAGCACCAAGGATTTTTATGCTCGCCGAGGTCGGCCGCTGCCTGGTGCCAGTAGGTGTTAAAGCCTTCCCGCGACGAAAAGCCGCACAATTTCCAGTGCTTGGCGGTGATCGAATCCAGGCGCGTGATACCCATTTTGACAACTATCCCCGTACCAACTTTATGAGAGCGCTCTGGTACGAATTCATTCTGTAACTGAAAGGCGTGACCGATACGAATCGGGGCGATCGGCGGCTGTATGAGACCCATGCTGAAGGCAAGCCGCGCACCACTCAGAAGCTCGGTTTCAGACACTCCGTCAATACCGAATTGCTCAAGTGTCTCCGCGCGGAAAGACGGCTGCGGTCGAAACGGCAGGATCATCAGCCGGGCTTTTCCGCTCTGAATACGGCTGCTCACCTGTGGCGACACGATGAACTGGGGCAGCCGGAAGTCAGCTTCTGTCAGTGCGTGCATCGGGTATTCAAATCGAAGACGGCTTTCTTGATCGGGCGTTTGTTCCGTTCGAACAGCCGCGACTTCATGTTTTCGAGTTCCTTGTGGGCGCAGGTTTTGGCGTCTGTGTAGGTCATCGGTGGCGCGTTCTTGGCAGTCCATTTGTTTTCCAAGGCGTTGCCATCCGAGTCGACAACGCAAAAGGTTGCGGTCCACTTCACTGGGTGTTTTGGGATGTGCCCGGTGGTAGTGTCCTGGCGTCCGTTGTAATTAATGTTCATCGCAAATCCTTGGCGTGAGCGGGCAACAGCGCCCGCCGGGTGGGTCTATTTCAAAACTGTTCGTGTGCCGGTCTGCCCCGGTGGGCTGATCACCCCGCGTGCCTGCAACTGATCAACGATGCGTGCGGCGCGGTTGTAACCAATGCTGAAGTGGCGCTGTACGCCGCTGACTGAGGCGTTGAGTGTCGTGCGAACGTAGGTGATGGCATCAGGTAGCAGCGTGTCGTCGCCTGGCGCGGCTACGGGCTCTTCCAGGCCGCCGGGAATCTCTTCACCGCCGAGGGCCTCAGTCAGCGCAGGCAGGAACTGGGCGAATGTCAGCATCATCAGCGTAAAGCTGGCATCGAACTGGCCCATGGCATCTTCGCCGCCGTCCTGGGCCGCCTGGTCGTGCAGGATGTCTTCGAACTTCAGGCCCTTGATCACCAGGCGGTCATCGAGCACAAACGAAAGCTTGTCCTGCCAGGCGATCGACATCTGGGTGACCACCTTGCCGGTGCTGAGGTGGAGTTTCACCTCATCACCGGTCAAATCCTGGCGCTTGCACCGCACCAGGCCGCCGTCTTCATGAGTGTCGCGTAGCTCACAGTTGTCGAGAACAAAGAAGTCGTCGGCGGGCTTCTGGGTTTGGACCCACTCAGTCATGGTGGCGACCGGGGATACCTTTACTGTCATCGGGCGAATAGGAAGGGAGCCCAACACTTCGCGCAGGGTTGATAGCAAATCCTCCGCGCGGGCCGGGCTTGCCGAGTTGACCAGGACAACCCCCTGCTTGACGTCGATCGCTGCAAAGGTTGAGGCCCGGCGCACAAAGGCACGGGGCAAAAACGCTTGAATGATGTCGTCTTTCAGTTGGTCGCGCTCCTTTTTGTACACCTTGCGCATCTGCTCGGATTCGATTTCCTCGACCTTTTCTTTGAGCGCGTCACGCACAACGCTCCCCGGCAGAATGCGTTCTTCCTTGCGGGTGGCGATCAGTAGGAAGTCACCGCTTACGTGAACCAGGGGGGCGTCTTCACCCTTACTGAACGGAGCTGTAAAGCCGTAGGTGGTCAGTTCCTGGGAGGCGCAAGGGCGAGCCTGCTTTTCGGCCATCGCCTTCTCAAGCAGCTCTGGGGAGAGGTCAATGGCTTGGGTAAGGCGGTACGGCAACAGATTCTTGAAAAACATGATGAATCCCTTCAGTGGGGCACATGGCGTTGATTGAATACTGGCTATGCAGTGGGGCCGCTATCGCTGGTTATCGCCTTGCGGGCGCCCACCCAGCAGCTGCATGGTTCCTTGCATGTCCACGACGATTTCTGTCGTGTAGCGCTTGATCCCATCTTTTTCCCACTCACGGGTTTGCAGCTTGCCTTCGATGTACACCTGGGAACCCTTGCGCAGGTACTCCCCGGCAATCTCGGCGACCTTCCCGAACATGGACACACGGTGCCATTCGGTTTTCTCGACCTTCTGGCCGGACTGCTTGTCCGTCCATTGCTCGCTGGTGGCCAAGCTCAAGCTGGTGACAGCGTTGCCGTTGGGCAGGTAGCGAACTTCCGGGTCTTGCCCGCAAGTGCCTACCAAAATCACTTTGTTGACGCCTCTCGCCACGTTGGCGCGCTCCTATCCGTTGGTACGTCTACAGGATGTCCGATCCAGTTTACTCCCCGGACTGGGCTGGCGGCATCCTGTTACCTCAGTCCGCGCAGAGTAAACAGGTTTGTTAAAGTTTAATAGCGTTTTTATGGGGTTAGGCGTAAATTACACATGGTTTTATCAATGGAATAGTGGAAATGAACCTAGAAGTTTTTGAAGGCGCTAGCACCGCGAGGGAGGCAGTGGACGCCGCAAAACGGTCGCGACAGCAGCGCTTCAATCTGTACACGGACCTGCATAGTCCGAAGGGGTTGAGAGCACTGCTTTCGCATCTGCCCGAGGCTGAATGTCATGGCCTGGCCAACCAGATCACCCAGGCTGTTCAGGCCAAAGGTGGATTCCCTGAATACCTGGCGCGCAAGGTGGAAGAGGCGGTTGGCCTGCCTTTCGGCTTTCTGGACCAGCCGTATCCCTATGAGCAATTGAGGGCTTCACTTTTTCGTGCCAAGCGTCTGAAGCGAATGGTGGACGCGCGTGGCGATGAGGTAGTGACGGTCGTAGGGAAGAGAAATCACGAGCAGCTGACGTTGGCCTGTGAGGGCATGCGTGGCGTGTCGTATGAGTTCTATTTGATGGTGCAGGCGCGGCTGAAAAAGCTGCCAAGAAAGGGCTGAAAACGTGAGTGCTGTTCAAAACAACAGTATTTACTTTGTCCGGGGATACGGGATTAATTGGATGGCAATGAGCCTGTATGGTATACAGCGCTCCAGTTTATCCAATCACCACTAAATCCGAGGCAAAAAAAAAGAACCTGGTCCGCCGGCAAGCGAGGGTTCTTTTTTTAGACACTACCGATGCTCATACCTTCTTCACCACTTAGCCTTCCATGCTGTGGGCCTGCCTTTCTCAAGGCGTCAGCCGTGGATTTTAAAAACACCGCTCCATTACTAGACGGAGCGATAAAGCATCGTGCCTGAACTTTACCACAATTGTCCCCATAGCAAAGCCTTGCACGGCTTTGCAATCATTCTTTTTGCTCGTGAAGGCCGTTTTTCGCGGATTTTGAGCACTAAGCCTCATTTTGCCAGCGCGCAGGCGTGCTTTAACCGTGCTGGTGCTCTGTGAGCATCGTGCGGGCCGCCCGCAAAAGCCAGTTCCACATCCTGCCCGCCGACGTAATCGCCGATGATCGCCTGAGCTGGGAGGCGCGCGGCATGCTCGTGTACCTGCTCAGTAAGCCCGA